TTAATTATGCGCGGATGTATAGAGGTGGCCTCCCTGGTCCGGCAGGATGCGGCAATGCAGGTACTGGTTTTCGAGGTTGAGAACGCGCCAGGATGCGTTGTACGTCTCGCTGGTCATGTTGAGGCGCAGGGTGTACGGGTAGACGGAGCGGTTTCCAGTTCCCGCCAGCGCCAGTTGGTCGAACGGCGGTACCGCGTCGGGCGGCCGCTCGCGGTAGGTGGGAAGCGTGATGTTGTCCTGCCATGCGTGCACGCTGCTGACCTGCGCGCACGCCACGGACGACAGGAAGCCGAACGCGAGAATGCCGCCAAGTCGAAGCATGCCGCCAGGAAACGAATGTAGGATAGCACAGGCGATGCGGCCGCCTTAGCGCACCCGCCTCCACCGGCGAGGCCCGCCCGCAAGATCGGCCAAAAAACGTTCACAAATAAATAAAAAAAATCGTCTCCCTGTTTTCAATCACTTAGACATCCGATCCCGGCTGAATGAGAGACCTGGGGTGCTACTCTCGAATTGGGAAGAGAGTTGCGCGGCTTCGCGGATTCGCGAAGCCGTTTTTTTTTGAGGAGCACGAATGGAAACCACGGTGAACGAAGAAGAGAAGGCTCCCAAAACTTTGAGAGTTCGTATTTCGGATCTTTTGGACAAAGCCATAGTGGGGATCGAAGACCGGATCAAGGCCAAGGACTTCAAGCCGACCATGGGGGACTATCTCAAACTTCTGCAGATGGAAATCGAACTCGAGCAGGAAGAAATCAGGGAGATCAAGGTCACATGGGTCGAACCCCCGCCGACGTCCGACTCGGGGAAGTAGCTCGGGACATAGCTTATCACCCGCTGCCTTCGCAACAGAAGTTCCATGACTCGGAGGCCCGATTCAAGGGCTTCTCCGGACCCATTGGCAGTGGGAAGAGCCAGGCGGTCTGCCACGAGGCCATCCGCCTCAGCTATCTGAACCAGGGGCGCCTGGGACTGCTGGGCGCGCCGACCTATCCGATGTTGCGGGATGCGACGCAGGCGGCGCTGTTCGAGATTCTGGATGGGAACAAGATTCCGTTCGATCACAGCAAGGCGGAAAACACGCTGATCATGCGCGATACGCGATCCAAGATCCTGTTCCGGCCAATGGACGAATTCGAGCGGCTGCGCGGCACCAACCTGGCATGGTTCGGCCTCGACGAACTGACCTATACCCAGGAAGAGGCGTGGCTGCGCCTGGAGGGGCGTCTGCGCGACCCCAGGGCCAAGCGCCTGTGCGGCTTTGCGGCGTGGACGCCCAAAGGCTACGACTGGGTTTACCGGAGGTTCATAGCAAAGCCGGTCCGTGGGTACGAGACGATCATCGCCCAGCCGCGCGAAAACCGGCACCTGCTCCAACAAATTCCGGATTACTACGACCGGCTCAAAGACAGCTACGACGACCGCTTCTATCAACAGGAAGTAATGGGCCTGTACCTAAACCTGGATGCCGCGCTGGTATATGCCTCCTTCACGCGCGATGAAAACCTCGCGGTCTTGAGTTTCGATCCTGGTCTGCCGCTGCTTTGGGCGCTGGATTTCAACGTGGATCCGATGAGCTCGCTGGTGGTGCAATTGGTCCGCGGCAAGGTGCGGGTGCTGGATGAAATCGTGCTCCGGCACGCCACCACGCGCGAAGCGTGCGAGGAGTTTTTGAAACGGTTTCCAATAGACCCGGCCGGCATCGTGGTCTACGGAGACGCTTCGGGGTACCAGCAACACACCACCGGAGCGTCGGACTACGACATAATCCACGAGTACTTCCAAATCCACTCCGCCATGCCGGTGAAATACAAGGTGCCGAAATCGAATCCGGGCGTGCGGGAACGGATCAATCTGACCAACGCCAGGCTGCGTTCGGCGGCCGGCGATATCGGGCTGCTGGTGGACTTCAAGTGCAAGGAACTGATCATGGATTTCGAGCAGGTGTCTTTCAAGGCCGACACCTACCAGATCGACAAGGACCGGGACCGGCTGAGAACGCACCTGTCCGACGCGCTGGGGTATCTGCTCTGGCAGGAATGCATGCCGGTCAAGGCTGTCGGGGAGCAACGGGGGCGAATTCTTTCATGAATAATATTAACCGGGAACATCCCGAGTACATCGCGCGCAAGGCGATGTGGAAGCAGTACAAAGACCTCTATGCGGGCGGCGAGCGATTGCGCGCGGACGCCTCGGAATACCTGGTGCGCCGGCACAAAGAGCCGAGCGAGGTCTACCAGGAACGGCTCAGCCGCGTGTTCTACCAGAACTACATCGGGTCGATCGTCGACTGGTATGCGGCGACACTCATGCGGCGTGAGCCGGTCCTGTTGATGGACGGAACCGACACTGCCGCCAGGAGCTTCTACACCGTGCTGGCGGACGATTGCGATTTGAAGGGGACCACCCTCAGCGAGTTTTTCCGCCAACGATTCATCCAGACCATGGTGTGCGGCGGCAGCTTCATCGTGGTGGACTTTCCGCGGGTTGGCACGGAGGACGCCCCCGCTCCACTGACGCGGGCGGAAGAGGACGCTTCGGGACGGTCGCGCGCCTACCTGGTGGACTACGGAGCGGACGAGGTCATCAACTGGAACTACGACCCGTCGGGCGGGCTGGAGTGGGCGGTGATCCGCACCTCCTGCCTGCAACAATCCAAGGTCACGGATTCGAAATGGGAGCGGGAGACGCGCTGGATCTACTACGACCGCGAGAACTTCTTGATGTACCGCCAGGCGGGCGATTCCAGCCCCATCGAGCTGATGGACCAGGGACGGCACGGGTTGGCGTCGCTGCGGCGGGTGCCCATGTTCCAGATGAAAGTGTCGGAGGGGCTGTGGCTGCTGAACAAGGCCGCGCTTCTGCAACTGGAGCACTTCAACAAGTCCAACGCGCTTTCGTGGGCGCTGACGATGGGGCTTTTCGCCACTCCGGTGGTCTATTCGGACCGGGAGTTCACCCAAATTGTCGGCGAGTCCTATTACATCCAGCTCGGGCCGAATGACCGGTTCGGATGGACGGAGCCGGAGGGAAAGGTCTACCAGATCGCGGCCGACAACCTGAACCAGTTGAAGGACGAAATCTACCGCGTCTGTTACCTGATGGTCCAGGCCGGGGAATCGAGCGGCGGAGCCCGGCAGTCTGCGGTGAGCAAGCAGTTGGACTTCAACACCACGCAGGAGGTGCTGCGCGGGTACGGCGATGCCGTGAAAGACACCATGAAGCAGGTCTTGTGGGCCATCGCGGCCGCGCGGCAGGACGGAATTTCGATCGGCGTCTCCGGGCTGGACGAGTTCGACATCGACGATCTCAGCACCGAGCTGGACGACGCCAAAAAACTGCTGGACCTGGGGATCGGCTCGGAGACGTTGACGAAGCAACTCTTCAAGAAGCTGGCCTTCAAGTACCTGAGCGATGCGCGGCAGGAAGTCAAGAACCAGGTGGCGGAAGAGATCGATCGGATGAAGTACCGAGAGGGAGTTTCTTAGGAGGCATATGGAAGGCATCGACGTTCAAGCGATCGTCCGGCAGGCAATCGAGGAGTTCGCGACCAACGAGCAGTCCAAGAATGAGCCGGCTTACAAGGCGGAACTGCAGGAGGAGCGCAAGCGTAGGGAGCAACTCGAGCGCAGGCTGAACGAGTTGGTGGCGGAGAACAAGCGCAGCCGCCAGATCGCCGCGGAAGCCGAGCGAAGCTCGGCCGTGAGGGCCGAACTGCAGCGGCTGGGCGTGGCCAAGATCGACCTTGCGTTCAAGGCCGTGCAGGACGGGATCGTGCGGACCGAGGACGGGCGGCTGGTGGCCCGCGGCGACGCCGGCGAAACGCCGTTGAAGGAACACCTGGCGGCGTTCGTGAATGAGAATCCGGAGTTTCTGCCGGCTCGCATTGCCGGCGGAACCGGGATGACCGCGACCTTCAAGGCGCCGTCAACGGGCAGAGAAACGGTGAGCATCGAACAGATCCGCCCGGGCATGAGCGCGGAAGAGATGCAACGGGTACGAGAGGAAATCGTGCGCGTGGCGTCGCAGACCCTTCGGGGCCTGTAGTAACATCCGGCCCAAACACAAGCGGCCGGCAAGAACAATCAAGTCAAGGAGAACGAATGGCAGCTATTACCTCAACTAACGTCGCAAGCGCGATTGTCAAGCTGGTGGCGGCGGACGCATTGCCGGTGCTGGTCGGGAACCTCGTAATGGGGAACCTGGTGAATCGCGACTACGAGCCGGTGCTGGCAAATGCCGGCGACACGGTAAACATACCGATACCCCCGACGATGTTGGCCAACAACATCCTCGAAGGCTACTCGGTGCAGACGCAAAACCCCAGTCTGGGAAACGCGCAGATTGTGCTCAATACGCACGTGGAAGCGACCTTCCAGATTCCAGACGTGACCAAGGTGCTGGCGGTCCCGGACCTGCTGAAGATCTACATGCAGCCGTCGGTGGCCGCCATCGCCCAGAGAATCGAGACCGACCTTCTGAGCCTCTACGCCGGTTTCTCAACCACGGTGGGAACGGCGGCGACGCCGATCACGGAAGGCGTCATCGACGCGGCGGAAACAGCGCTTTTCCTGCAGAAGGTTCCGCCTCAAGAGCAGAAGTTCATTGTGGTGGACGCGGCGACCTATTCGACCTGGCGGCAAATTCCGCGCTTCAGCGAATTCCAGAACTCGGGCGAAGCGGGCCTTCGTGCGATCATCGAAGGCACCGTCGGGAAGATCAAAGACTTCTTTGTCTTCCGCTCGCAGTTCGTGCAGAAGACGGGCACCACCACGGTGACCACCCACAACATGGCGTTCACCAAGGACGCCCTCGGCCTGGTGATCCGGCGGCTGCCGCAGCCGCTGCCCGGAACCGGCGCCATCGCGGAGTATGCGGAGTTGGGCAACTTCGGTATGCGCGTGGTGATGAGCTACCAGCCCAACACGCTGGCGCAGCAGTTCACGGTGGACGTGCTGTACGGCTGTGGCGTGCTGCGCAACACCTCGGGCGTGCAGGTCAACACGTAGGACGGCAGACCACTGCCCAGCGGTCGCGGCTCCGATTCGGAGGCGCGACAGCCGGGGAGTGGTCGTTCGGGGCGAGCTACGCCTCGCCCCTGTTTCATTCAGGAGATATCGATGGATTTGAGGCTCTATTACCAGAAGATTCGCGACATGGAATCGAAGATTACGGAAGCGTTTCCAATCGTGGTGAGCAATGAGACGGCGGACGGTGGCAAGCCGGGGGTTCTGACGGAAGTGACGCCCGGAATCGCCGCCAAAATGCTGGTGCAAGGGGCGGCTCGCCTGGCCACCGCCGAGGAAGCGATGGCCTTCCGGGCGGTGCAAGCGGAAGCCAAGCGAGTGGCCGACCAGGAGGCGGCGGCGGCCAAGGTGCAGTTCACGGTGCTGTCGACCACGGAACTGAACAAGTTGAGGGGCGCTTTGAAGTCCTCGAAAGACTAGGCGAACAATCATGGCTCTCTTCACAGACGGTCCCGCTTCGTCGATGGAAGACCTTACGGCGCAGGATTCGCAGCTTCTCGACGTGGCCAGCGTCGAGGGAATCGACGTGACCCAGAAACTGGTTCTGGCCCAGGACGAACTCGCCCTGGAGCTGGACGCACTGTTGACCAGGTTGAGCTACGTGAACCAGTTGTTCTGGCTTGCGCCCCAGCCGAACCTCGGCAGCGTGGTGGTAACGCCGGCGCTGAAATTGTGGCACACCTTTCGCAGTCTGGAAATGGTTTACAGCGACGCATACAACAGCCAGTTGAATGACCGCTACGCCGGCAAGCGCGACCAGTTCCACTCGACCGCGAAGTGGGCATACGAAATGCTGATTGCGGCCGGTATCGGCGTAGCGTCGGTCCCGGTACCGCGGGCGGCCATGCCGGCGGTGACGGCAGCGGCGGCCCCGGCGCCGGGCACCCCACTGCCGGACGGCAGTTACTACGTGACCGTGGCCTGGGTCAACGCCGCGGGCGAAGACGGAGCGAGCGCCCTACCGGCAACCATCGCGACCACGGGGAGCTCTCTGCTGGTCCAGCCGGAAGGCGCTCCGCCAAAAACCGCGGCGGGATGGAACGTCTATGTAGGCGTCGGCCCGGATTCGATGGCCCTGCAAAACGGATCGCCCATTGCCATCGCGCAAACGTGGCTGCAACCGGTGCCCCTGGCGGCGGGGCGGCCACCGGGACCTGGACAACGTCCCAGTTATCTGAAGCCTGTTCCACGGGTGATCCAGAGGGGCTGATGACAGCGAAAATCGGAAGCGCAACAACGGCCCAAGTGATGCAGCGCATCACGGGCGCGAGCGGCGTGAATTCGAGCCTGGCCGCTCTCACGCAAGCGGACCGGGCGTTGGCCGGTCCGCTGGACCTGGCGCAAGTACGCGCGCAGAACGTGGCGGCGGACCTGGCCGAACGCAGCAGCACGGTGAAGTACCCGGTTGTGAACGTGTACTGCGAGCAGGTGACGAACCGATTGACGGAGAAGTTTCGGACCTTCTCCGGCACGGCTCAGATGACCATCGAGGTTCGACATTCCCAGGACCGGCTGGAGGGGCTCCAGGACAGTCTGCAACTCTACACGGACGCTGCCACGCAGGTGCTGGCCGCGAACCTCGGCGATTGGGGCAATGGGATGTTTTACGCTGGCGGATACGAAGCGTCCTTCGGACCCGTCAAGCAAGGCGGGAAGAATTTCATTCAGGTGGCCAAGGTCACCTTCGAGATTGGAGTGAGTAAAAGCTAGTATGGCCTCTTATATTTCCTCTAACGCAAACCGGTTCTACACGGCGCTGGAAACGAGCTACGGCCAGGTGGGATCGATCACATCCGGCAACCGGATTCCGGCTCTGAAGCTGACGGTCCAGCAGAAACTCGAGGCGGCGCAGCGGAAGGACAAGACGGGCAGCCGGACGTTTCCCGGCCAGGCGCCGGGCGGCCGGCGGCAGACGAATTTCGAGCTGCAGACATACATGACGAGCTGGCAGAAAACGGGCGGAAACCCGGGATATGGCCCGCTGTTTCAGGCGGCACTCGGGGGCGCGCCGCTGCAGTTCGCCGGCGGGACCGCGGCATCCGCCACGGCGGGCGGAAGGCTGGGGTTCGCAGCGCCGCACGGGCTGGGCGCGGGGCAGGCGGTCTCATGCGCGGGGGAGATCCGGTTCGTGGCCGCCATCGTGGACACCAGCACGGTGCAATTGAACGCGCCGTTTACCACGCTGCCCGGAACCGGCGCGGCACTGGGCGCCGCGGTCACCTACGTGCCCGCGACGGAGCTGCCGAGCGCCAGCGTATTCGACTACTGGAGCCCGGCGACGGCGGTGCAGAGGCTGCTCTGCGGGGCGGCCGTCGACCAGATGGAAATCCAGGTTAACGGCGATTACCACGAGTTCCACTTCAGCGGCCTGGCGCAGGACGTGCTCGATAGCAGCAGCTTTTCCTCCGCCAACGTCGGACAGCTTCAAAGCTTTCCCGCGGAGCCGGCGCTGGCCGCGTTCGACTATTCGATTGTGCCGGGAAACATGGGCGAGGCGTGGCTGGGAACTTCGCCCTCGCAGTTCCTCACCATCACCAGCGCATCCATCGTTCTCAAGAACCAACTGGACACGCGCTCCAAGGAGTTCGGATCGAACCTGCCGCGCAGCATTTCTCCGGGCCAGCGGTCCGTGACGGCGGCATTCGAGCTCTTCAGCCAGGACGACGACGCTACTAAAGGTCTCTATCAGGCCGCCAGGCAGCAATCGCCCATCAGTGTCATGTTTCAGTTGGGCGTGGCCGAGGGACAGGTCATGGGCGTGTACCTGCAGAGCGTGATTCCTGAGGTTCCGGAGTTCGATGACGGCCAGAACCGGTTGCAGTGGAAATTCCGGCAGTCGCGCGCGCAGGGCACGGTCGACGACGAAATCGCGGTGGCGTTCGCATAATCATGACCTACGAAAGCGTAACGACGGTGGAGTCGCAAGTCGCCCGCGGGGTGACTTTCACGCTGGCGAAGATCTCCTTCGGACGCCGCGTGGAGCTGATGCGCCGGGTGCGGGAACTGGCCCGGCGAATGGAGTTCCTGGAGGCCGGCCAGGCGCCCGGCGACAAGATGGACGCGGCGCTGCTCCAGACCGAAATCGACCGGCTGTTCCTGACGTGGGGACTGCGGGCCGTATCGGGACTGGAACTGGACGGCGCGGATGCCACACCCGAACTCCTGGCGGAAGCCGGGCCGGAGGACCTGTTCCGGGAAGCGCTGGCGGCGGTGCGGGCAGAGACGGGATTGTCCGAGGCGGAACGAAAAAACTGATTGTCGCCTTCCACTTTCAATTCTCCAACCAGGCCGGTTGGAAGTGCGACGTCTGCCGGAAGTCCGGCCTGGAGAAAAAGCGCCGGTGCGGGTGGCTGGCGATGGGCGAGGACGCCAGTGGACCGCTGGTCTGGGCGCGAAGGGATGTAGCGCTCAGAACCTGCCCGAAGCCGTATATCACGGCTGAGAGCCAGACGCTGGTGGAGGATTTTTTTGTGCGGCGCCGGCTGCGAGGGATGGATTTTGCGGAGCTGAGCGCGCGGCAAGTGGAAGCGTTCGTGATTCTGGAAAGGGCTTTTGCCGCGGAGATCGACTATGGCCAGCACACCACAAGATAAACTCTACGAAACTTTTGTAGCGGCGTCGGGGCAACAGGATCCCAACCTGGATGGGACGCTCGACAGCGGCGAAGAGATTGCGGTCTCACTGAGCGACACGGTGAACCAGCTCGGCGAACTCCAGGGAAGCAGCGCGGCGCAGGCGACCGGCGGCGGCAGCACTTCCACCGCGGGCACAACCAGCAGCGGCAGCACTTCCACCGCGAGCACAACCAGCGGCGGCAGCACGGCGGAGTCAATCGCAACCACAGTTCTGGAGAGCGGGCTGGGCATGGTCCCCTTGATTGTCGGGTTGCTGGGGCTATTCGGAGGCGGGGGCACGCCGGCGCCGCCGACGCTGGAGAAATATGCGATGCCGGACCGGCTCTACTTCGAGGGCGCGGACACCGGCAGCGACGTGAGCGGCGCCGATTACGACCAAATGGGGATGCCGAGGACGTACAGCGCGGCGCCGGAGGGAACGAGCGCACAGGCCAGCGGGCTTGCGCCTCCCGGCAACAGCGGCAGCGGCGCGAGCAGCGGCGCTGCGGCGCCTCAGATCACCGTGAACGTGCAAGCCATGGACTCGCAATCGTTTCTGGACCACAGCAACGAAATCGCCCAAGCGGTTCGCGCCGCGATGTTGAATTCCAATTCGATCAACGACGTGGTCAACGACCTCTAACATGTCCACCTTTCCCAAGCTAAAGACCAACGCGGTGGCGCAGTATCCGGCGACCAGGGCCCTCCGGTTTCAAAACCAGGCGCTGCGATTCGTGGACGGAGTGGAACAACGCTACCGCGACTCGGCCGGGCCGCTGCACCGCTGGGAGATCCGCCTGGACGCGCTGGATGAGAGCGAAATGGCGGCGCTGGAGCAATTCTTTTTCGACAACCAGGGATGTTTCGGGAACTTCGCATTCACCGATCCATGGGACGGAACTCAATACCCCAATTGCAGTTTGGCCAGCGACGAACTGGACCTGACCGCCATGGCGGAAATGCAAGGTAAGACCTCGCTGACCGTGATCGAGAACCGGGGATAGCACATGCTGGTATACCCACAACTCGCCACCGGAGCTTTGAGCCAGTTTCCGGTTCAAAAGCGGCGCCGTTTGCGGACGGTTGTGAATACGTCTCTGGACGGCAGGCCGATCAAGCTGGCCGATCCGGGAGCGGAAATCACCGAATGGCAGTTGGCGTACGCGGGTTTGACCGATGACGAAGTTGCCGCCTTGCAGCAGTTCTTCGCGGCCACCGAGGGAACGCTCAATAGTTTCACGTTCCTGGATCCAACCGCCAACCTTTTCGCCTGGAGCGACAAGCTGGACAATGCGGCTTGGGCCAAGCAGCCGTTCCTTTTGGTTGCAGGCGGAATCGCCGACCCCGCGGGCGGGACGAACGCATGGCACCTCACCGATTCCGGCGCCGGCGCTCAGAACATTTGCCAGACGTTGTCCGCTCCGGCGGGGTACTTGTACTGCTTCAGCGTATTCGCGCGGTCGCTCGAAGCCACCGCCGCGATCCTGCTGCACGGAAGCAATCGCGCCGATCGAACCCTGGGAACAAATTGGAGCCGGATCGCTTTGACAGCCAGCGGCGACGCGTCGGCGGAATCGATCGCCTTTGGCGTGGAGCTGCCGGCCGGAGGGTCCGCGGATGTATTCGGCCTGCAAGTGGAGCCGCAGGCTGGCGCGTCGCTCTACAAAGCGACCACCACGGGCGGCGTTTATGAGAACGCGCGATTCCGCGATGACGTCCTCTCCATAACCACAACTGGCGTAAACTGCCACTCCGCCACGGTCAACATCATTTATGCAAACCATCTCTGAGCTGAAGGAACAGGCGGTCACGGATACGCCGCTTCTGGTCTTCGACTGCGTGCTCTCCAACGGCCAGACGGAACAGTGGAGCACGCACCAGGTGACCGTGGATGGCGCGACGTACCAGCCGCGAGTTCTTCAGCACAGCGCCTTCGACATTCAGACAGCGTCCGACCAGGGCATCGACGGCAGCCCGCGAATCTCGGTTGTGCTGGCCAACGCCGACTCGCACTTTTCGGAAATCGAGCGCGCGACTGGATGGAAGGGCGCGCGGCTGACCGTAGGGTTCCTCTTTTACGATTTGCGAAACGACGCCCCGCTGACGGATACGGCGGTGGTGTTTCAAGGAATCTGCAACCCGCCGGATCAGATCAAGGAATCGACATTCCGCCTGACCGCCATCAACCGGATGAACCTGCAACGGCTGCTGCTTCCGCAGGTCCGCATCCAACGGAGATGCCCGTGGGAGTTCCCGGCGACCGCGGGTCAGCGGACAGAAGCCGTCAACGGCGGCGCGAACGGCAAGTACTCGCTCTATTACCGTTGCGGCTATTCCGCCGGGGTCGCCGGGGGAACCGGCAGTCTGAATGGCGGCGCGCCGTTTACTTCGTGCGGGTACACGCGGCAGGACTGCCAGGCGCGAGGAATGTTCACCCGGTTCGGCGGGCTCGAGTTCGTTCCGCCGGCGATCTCCGTGCGCGGTTACGGAAAAGACTGGTCGACATCGGCCGTCTCGGACAACCAGGCGCGCTATAACGACTACGTTCCGATGGTGTACGGCACGGCCTGGTGGGAGCCACTGGTGGTGTTTGCGCGCAACGACGGCAACCTCACCCGGATGGAGGCGCTCCTGGGAATCGGCGAGATCCAGGGCGTGCTGACGGTGCTGGTGAGCGGTGTCGAGATTCCCATGGGAGTCTCCGGCAGGAACATGACCGGCACGGGCTGGTACAACATTCAGACGATGGGGACGCGCGACGGCGCGTTCGACTACAACTTTCTGGATGGTAGCGGGAATCCGGCGGGAGACCCTTATGGCAGCATGGCGTACCTTTCCGTGGTGGTCCCCAATCAGTTGAACAATGGGACTTCGCTCCCAACCGTGAAGGTGCTGGCACAGGGACTGAAGGTGCCCACCTATGCGGCGGACGGAACGTACATCAGCGACCAGTTCTCGAGCAACCCCGCATGGATCCTGCTGGACGTTCTTCGGCGGAGCGGATGGGCCGCTTCTGAAATCGACCTCACCAGCTTTGCGGCTGCCGCAACATATTGCGATGAATCGATCGACTCCACCGACCTGAACGGCAACCCCATCACCCTTCCACGGTTTCAGTGCAACCTGGTCTTACAAAACAGGCGCAGCGGCGGAGACGTTGTCCGCGGCGTCCGCAATGCCGCGCGGCTTTACCTCACCTACGGACCGGGAGGGGTGCTGCAGTTGCAGGTGGAGAACACGGCGGCACTGCAGCAGCCTGCCAAGCCGGACTGCTCGAACAGCACGCAACCACTGAACGGAGGCTGGCCGAGTTACGAATTTGGAGACGGCAGTAGCGGCTTCTCGGGAATCCTGAGGCGGCCGACTGGCGAGCCGAGCGTCACCGTGACCGCGCGCAGCATCGCGGATACGCCGAACCGCCTCTCGGTAGAGTTTCAGGACGCTCTCAACGGCTACCAGCAGGACAGCTATGAGCTGGTGGACTCGGCCGACATCGCCCTGGCGGGGCAGGAAGTTTCCATGACGCTCCCGGCGCTGGGCCTTCCGCATTACGATCAGGCGGCCCGGATTCTGAAATTCAATCTCGACAAGTCGGTTCGCGGAAACACTTACATCCAGTTCGATACCAGCGTAAAAGCCTTCGGGATCCGGCCGGGCGACCTGATTACGGTTACCTACCTGAAGGAGGGCTTGAATCGCCAGCCGCTGCGGGTTCTGAAGATTTCTCCGGCCACCAACTACCGGACTTCCACCATCACGGCGCAGATCCACGACGACGCGTGGTACTCGGACACGAACGGCCAGGTGACTTCGCCCGGAGGTGTGACACAGGGGAACCCCGGCGTCGGCGTGCCGAGACCCCTAATCGGCGCCGTGTTGGACGAAAACGGAGACGTTCAGTTCGGCATTGTGGAATCGACGGCCACGAGCAGCGATAACACGGTGGAAGCGAGCGTATCGGTCAGTTTCGTTCCACCCGCGGGCCCAGGCGGCAGCTCAGCGGTCGCCGGGCCGGGCATACCGTTGTTGGGCCTGGTACCCACGGTTGGAACAGGTGGAACGCTTCAGGCTGGGCAGACGCTGTACTATGCGGTCTCCGGCGAGGACAGCGCCGGAAACGAGAGTGCGTTGTCATTCATCGTCAGGGCGTCGATCTCGAGCGCTGGGAGCAGCGTGACGCTGTCGGCGTTGAGTTTCGCGCCGGGAACGAGCGCGTTTCGCGTGTATCGGGGAAGCACTCCGGCGGAACTTTTTCGAATCGCTTCAGACCAGGCTCTTGCTGGTCAGTTCACGGATACGGGTCTCGCAAATCAACTGATTGCCCCTCCCGATTCCAATTTCGATCACGCCAACTTTTACTGGCGGATGGAGCTGCAACCGGAAAGCGGCGTGACGCTGCAGTCATCGACGTCGGTGGGAAACGGATCGTTGCAGATGACCGCGAACCGTTACCAAAGCATGATTGCGCGGATCACGCGAGGCACCGGCGCCGGGCAGGAGCGCGCCATCGCGGCCAACGACACAACCAGCCTGACGATCGCGCCCCCTTGGAGCGTGGAGCCGGATGCTACGAGTTTCTTCGTAGTGGCGGAAACCGGCTGGCGGTTCGGCGCGCTCTCCAGGAGCAGCCCCGTGCAGTTTGCGGTTCCCAACCGGTCGGGAGAGGTGGTTCAGCTCACCGGGCGCGCGGCCAACGTGAACGGCGTGGAATGCGCGCCGGAGATATCCACGGTTACCCGGTGGCAGATCGGCGGCGGCGGGACGAGCGACAGCGACGTTCCCCCGATGCCATTTTTCGGGCTGGGTCCGGGCCAGCGTGGCGGTACGGTGGAACTGAGCGGGGTTTCCTTCACGGACTTGACCGACACGCGGACCATTTCGGCGGCTACGCTGACGATGTACTACTGGGATGAATTGCAGGGCACGCCGGTGATTACGCTGGCCAGCGCCGTGGCAACCGGCGATACTCTACTGAGCCTGAGCTCGCCCGGATCCGCGCAGGCCGGAAGCTTCATCCAGATTGAATTGGAGGTGATCCGCGTCGAGGCGGTCGAGAGCAACGGCGCGCAGTACAGTGTGACGCGAGCCATCGATGGCAGCCAGGCAACGGCACACGCCGCACAAACACCGGTGTATCATCTTCTGAGCAAGACGGTGATCGCGCCGTTCCCGCCGGACTTTTTTGGCAGTCCCTACAGCGGGAGCTGGAGCTACCCCATTACGCTTCCGGATGTGCGGGTGGCCAGCGCCGAGTTGTTTGTCACGAACCAGAAGGGGAACAGCCCGGCCAAAGACATCTGTCTGACCCATACCACCGACAGCGGGCTGCGCACGCTGTCGGGCGGGCAGTACTCCATTCAGGTGGACGGGTATCTGGCAGTGGATCAATCGGCCGCGCCGGCGCTGGTGATGGAGGCATCGCACGCGGTGCGGGATGTGTACGCCGTGCTGGGTAAGGCCGCCGACGCCGCGGTCGGGCTCCAGTTGAACCTCAACGGTGCGTCCTATTGCCAACTGACATTTGCCACGGGGGCGACGGTTTCGAGCACCGTGGACGGCAACACACTGGCCCCGCTGCCATCGGGAGCGCAGGTGACGCTGTCGGTGCTGTCGGTGGGACAGACCAATCCCGGCTCGGACCTCACCGTCATCATCCGACTCTAATGCCGGACCAACTCTCCAAACTGCGCCCGGACCGGGATTTGCAGTGTTACTTTCAGGAGCCGTCGGCGGTGGCGGCGCTCAGCGGGACCAGCCAAAGCGGGTTCGCTGTCTCGGGGTGCTGGAGGCAGCAATTCGACTGGGTGGTGGTGGAATGGAACCGCGACAACGTGTTCCAGCATCCCGCGCTCCGCAACCTCCCGGACGGAGATCTGAGCGGATTGCATCTCAGCTACGAAGAGACCCGCACCAACTGCATCCCCCTGGATTCCACGACGTACGACTCAATAAGCTGGTCCTACTTGAGAATCTGGGAGGAATCCAACAACGCCGAGAACTTTCATCGAGTTCCTATCCTTCAGTATGCCGTGGCGGTGGACGGCAGTTACACGCAACCTACGGCGGTCTTCGAGTTTCAAGGCGCGCCCGTAGCCGGGGATATTGTGGGACTGGCGTGGCTGGACCAGCACCCCAATTACTGGGTTGTGGCAGGTAACAGCGCGGCGGACGTGGCCAGCGGCCTGGCGGCCAACATCAACGCCCAAACCAGCACCAGCAATGTTTCGGCCAGGGCCAGTGGCAGCCAGATCACGCTGACCTATAATGGCGCGCCAGGGGCGAACGGGAACCGCGTGGGCGTGTATGGGTGGGTGTACAGCCCTAGCAGCGGCACGGGGGCGTGGTCGCCATCCTGGGCCATGTTCCAAGGGGGAACATCGCCCGGCCGCTGGCGCGTGAATCTCGATTTCAGCAATCTGAAAGATGAATTCGGAAACACCGTCACCACCACCAACGTGCGCAAGCTGCGCTGGACGTGGGCCGCGGACTTACAGTCCGGTAACTTCACGCGAAGCGAGTTCGCGGTGGTGGTAACCAACTGGCAGGTTACGGGAGCCAAGCTGGCGTACAGCGTTGCGGGGCCGGGCAGCCGGAGGATTGAAGACATCGCGCCGGAGATTTCGTACACCGGCGCATGGGTGGAGGAGCGCGGCAATTACTCCGGGGGATCGATCCACCACACGACTACCCAGGGTAACCACCTGCAATGCACTTACTCCGCCGCCGCGCACACACTGTACCTGGGGACGCGGTACTCCGACAACGGCGGACAAGTCACGGTGCAGGTGGATAGCAATCCGGCACTGATTGTGAATCTGAAGCGATCGCTGGAGGACGTCCTCATCAGAGTTCCGCTAGGGCAATTCTCAGGCCAGGCGCAGCATACCGTCACAGTCACTAACACCGGCGCCGCGGGAACGGACGTCTACTTCGATTTCCTGGAGATTGCCATCCCCACCGCGGACCTGCCGGTGTTCGCCGCCTACCCCACCACTGCGCTGGCAACCGACTGGGACACGGACCACTCGCTGGCCATCGCGCCGGAGAGGACGGCTTGGCTCATCGGCACGCTGGGCTTCAAAGGCCGGGCCAATCATTATGCCGGAGCGTAGCTTCAAGCGGTATGGTATTGCCGCTGCCATCCCACTGCTCAACATAGCGCCCGGCATGAGGCTTGAACGTGTAGCAAATTCGGATGCTCGGCTGCTTCTGGCCGCTAACCGGCGTCACGGTGATGCTGGCGACCAGCGCCACGACGAGCGCCCGGCGCTGCTCGAACGGAAGCACCGATGCCTTGCCGGTGCCGTCGGGGAATGCTGTATCGCGCAGCCGTTCAAGCGCCGAGCGAGCTTGGCAGAGGGCGGAGGCTTGGCTTTCCGTGCTGGCGGCGATCTCTCGCAATTCTGCCAAGCGTCCCTCAACCTCGGTCTTTTCCCGGTCTATGGATGCGATCTCCTTGTCGAACTGGGGTTCGGTGATTCTTCTGCGTGTCAGTTGCCGGAGCGCCATCGCCCGTGCTGAATCTAATAGCTTCAGCCTGGGCTCCAGTTCAGCGATGTCGTCCGCCACGAGGCGGCCTTTGCCACCCCCGGCGGCCATCTGCTGTTCAAGTTGGCGGATGACCGCGCCCGGCTTCACTAGGAACACCTCGATGTCACTCCAAACCGCCGCTTCCAGGTCGGCACGCCGCACGGTCGGGGCCGGACATCGCGGGTGCTTCTTGCCGTACAGGTAACCGGCGCAGTAGCGGCCAATGCAGGCGTAGCGCGTGCCGCGTCCCCCGAACTTGCAGCCGCAACCGGGGACACCGCAACTGATAAGACCCCGAAGCAAGTAATCGTTCTTGGCGTGCGCCATTGCCACGATCTGGTTTTCGTGAAGCGCGGCGTTCGCCCGCTGCCACAAATCACCGTCCACGATTGCGAGCTCGGCGCGCTCGACTGTGACGATGTCCTTGTCTGGGTTTCTCTTGAGGTGATGCTTGTCAATCCATGAACGGCGGCCCCATTGCAGGGTGCCCTTGTAGATTGGATTCCTGATGATCACCCGGACGCTGTTGGGTCGCCAGACGCCCGGCTTCCCCTTTCTATTAGCGCCCCTGAGGTTCTGCTTCGAGGGTGGCACCCCCAGCATGTTTAGCCAATCGGAAATTTTCTGACATGACCTGCGCTCTGCGGTCATCCCCAACATGCGGCGGGCTATTTCTATGGGAGAAAGCTCCAGGCCCGGCAGCGGGGTGGTGTCCGGCATCAGACGGGCAGTGCGCTTCTTACCCTCGTGATGGTATTCCACACGGTACCCAAACGGAACGAAGCCGCCAGTGTACCCGCCATTTTCGGCCGTCCGTCGCAGCCCGTCCCCCGTTCCTTTTAGGATGCGGAACCGGGCGGATTCCGCTATGCCGGAATGCAGCATAACCATCAGGCGCCCTTCCGGAGTGTTTTCAAAATCCCCTTCAAAAACACTGCGAATCCGGAAGCCCTGCTCAAGCATGTCCAAAGCGGTGTCTGCCGTATCGCGCCCATCGCGCCCCAAGCGGTCGAGGTAATTAACGAGAAGGCCCAGGCTCCGACCAGATCTTGCCTTCTCGTTCACCGCCTGCAACAGCGCTCTGCTGCCAGGGCGATCTACGAACTTAACCGTGCCGGACACGCCATCATCCGCGTAGATGTGGTTGGCGGGAACCAGTTTGGTCCGCTCGATCTCGCGGCGCTGGGTCTCGATAGTTTGTTTGTCGCGCTGATCGTCACTGCTGACTCGAATGTACGCGAACCAATCCTCCTGATCGTTCGACACAGGCGGCGTGGGTTTCAGGTTGTTCACGACAGGCCTCCCTCTCCTTCCGCATCCAGGAGGCCCCGCAGGCCCTTTAACTGCGCCGCGGCGTCGGGCTTGTACTCGCGCTGGATGGTGAAGCGCGTCGGGTCGTAGTCGAGGTCGATGATCTCGGTCCACCGATCCTCTTGACGCTGGCGCGCGATTACCTCGTCCCGGTTCTGGGACCAGAGGATCACCTGCGGGTTGGCATGGGCTTGATCCAGCATCTTGGCGGCAGCGCCGACGCCGCCAACAAAATCCTCGTCACCCGGTTTAGGGGGATTGGGGTCGGTGGGGATCGCAATCAACCCGTACCAGCGGCCCGGCTTCGGAGGGGAGGGCGGCTTAGCTTTCCCGTACCGTGACAGGACGGCATGTCTGGCAGCCGCGCTGCGCTGCTCGGGCGTCAACGTCTTCAGCCGCGCCTTCCCGCCCTTCCGGCCCAGGGCGACGGCTGCCGGGTCCTTCAGTTTGCTCACACCCTAATTATACTATACTAAGCGCTCCGCGAAACGCACACATCCCACTTGGCAGCCCGGTTTGGCCCTAAACTTGCTCAAGGTTCAGGGGGCGGGGTTTAAAACCCCGTTTATTCGCGCTACGGGGCGCTAGGACGCGCCGCCGGGGCCAAGGTGGGAATAACCTACGGCCTAGGCCCCGCGCAGGCCTTAAAGCGCCTTAAAACGCGTCGTTTTTCGGGCAGCTTCGCGTTTATCGATTGAAAACAAAGGTCTTAATTGGAAAACCACAGTTGGCCTACCGGAAAATGGGGGATCGGGAGGGCAAAAAGCCGGGCAGGACACGTTGGATTCTCCGCCTCTCGGCGTAGTCTTCCAGGCTCTCATCTGCGATCTCTTCGGCCCGCTCGGAATCGCCAAGCACGTCACGGGTGAACCGGACGGCTTGTTCCTTCCGGGCTTGGAGTTGCTCGCGGGTGAGGGACTTCATTCATGGCAAGAGTGCCACGAATCGGGCGGGATTACGAGACGGAGAATTGAGGCGGGAGTTTTCCCTGCCCATTTCGGTAGGGTAGCGATTCTACTTAATGTAGTTGTACTCACGACAGTAGTTGCTGGCTCCCGATGCAAGGTGGGAATAGCAAAAGCTGGTCTCGTAACTCCCACCGTATGAGTCGGTGTAGGTAATCTGCACTCGGATTCCGATGCCATTATCGGACGCAAACAGTTTATTGAACTGTTCCTGTGTCATCTTTGGGGGAAACACCACGGTATTGAACTGATCTCCAGTTGGAGGAAGTGGCGCTCCAATATCACCACTGAAGTTCGCAGGGCGTGCTTGGAACTGGGGAACTAGCAGATTTCCGACCTTACCAAATTGGCGCACTCTCAATCGGTACGCTGGACTGCGACCGTAATTCGTCATGTGCCATGTCCATATGATCTGGCCCGCTTGGGGAACAAACGTCGGCTCTCCGAGACTGGTGACCCATATGTACGGGCGTTGATCCTGGCGGAAATTGTCTCGGGTCATATCGAGCGCTTTCTGAGCAGCCGTGGCAGCGTCGGTGGCAGCATGAGCAGATTCTTTGGCGTATTCGGTTTGTTGGCGGATTTCCACAAGGGTGTTACTCATCGTTCTGGACTGCTGGCCTGCGTAGCGGGTATAACAGATCACCACTATGAGTGCGGCAGTTTCAAACCACATCTTGGGGTCTTTGAGAAACTGCCAGAGTCGATAATTATCCAGAATCTCGCGACAACGGTAGAGGAAGGTCCGTTTCTCGCTTCCGGAATGGGTTGTCTGCGGTTCGGCCTGTTCCTGATTTGATCCGAGGTTCCCCGGCACGCTATGGCACTCCGCACTTTCCGAACTCTCGGGCTTGTTCTGCTCTTCTGTGCTCAACGCCGTTCTCATCTCGATCCGAAGCCGACGGACGGGCGAGGATGCATTGCTACCTGCTGAAAAATAAGCTTAATTAACAATTTGGTTTCAGCTTCTCTAACTTCGAATGTAGACCAGCGAGACGGCGCTCCGTTTGCTTCCTCCAATACTCAGCTTCCTTACCATAACGCAGTTTCTCGATATCTCGTAAGGCACTCTTGAACATCACGGCAGGCAGCACAAGAATCGTCATCCCAATAAACACAAATGGGATGCCTAGTGTTAGATGGCTCTCCAGAAAGGTTGTCGCGGGCTTTACCATTGAAACCTCGGCCTTCTGAATTTGCAGCAGAGTAGTAAAACCAAGAGATAATACGAGACACACCAACATGAAAAGGCCCCAGAGAGACTTCTTTAAGGCGCTGACTAAACATTCTTCAATAGTCGGGGCGGTCGTTAGCTCTTGTTCAAGTCGGGCAATCCGACTCTGCAAACTCTTGAAAGACCGAGATGCCCACCAATCCTTCACCTTCGGCGTCAAAATATTGCCCAGGATAGCAAGCGGGACCGTAGCTAACAGCGCTGCCAGAGCGAGAACAAAACCCCAAAACGCCAGTTGGTCATTCGTCATACCAACAACCTTTTCACTCCCTCCTGTTGCCGTTTGCAAAAGTGGCTAGTGCCTGAAACGCCCGCGATGAAAACGGAAATCACGAATCGGGTTTCAGGTCCCTGGAATCTTCCCACGGCGTCGGCCTGCTCGATCTCCGTCATAACATGGTAGCCGAGGACTTACCTGAGCGATCACATCAGTTGCTGTGGGAGATTACTCATAAGACCATCCCACAACAACCTTCGTAATACTCCTGACTTCCGAGGCAGAGAGATCGGTAAAGACCGCGGAAACATTCTCTGTTCGTCGGAGCCGGGGCATCTTATAGCTAACCTCGCCATGCCCAATCACGACTCCCTTTGCGGACAGCGCCTCAAACTTGATAGCGTCGGTTAGCGGACTAGCGATTTTAAAGAACACTTCGTCGATCTGAGTCGTAATCTTCGCAGTCGCTACAATCCTATAACTTGAGGCGTCCTTAAGAGGCAAGCACTCGACCACTACTTCATCTATGGAGGCCGCAGAGTTTGCGGTTTCCCATCTGATTGCTTTGCTCGGTATTGAGGTTTCTATTTCATGGCAGCTACTTGTCAATTCCGTGCCTAACCGATCACAAGAACAAAGCCAAACCGCAACGAGCATTGTCAAGCAAGCCACAGACCTGTGTCTTGAGAGGATCACTTTACGCACAAGCCCTCCGTGCTAGACGCCACGCAATTACTGTGGAGGTCGGCACACGCTGCAAGGCGTGTAGCCCTTCGTTTTGGCGTCTTTGAGCGACATGGGAATCTTGCTTTTAGCCAGATACCGGCATGTAGCGGTGTGATACTTCTTTCCCGTCTTCGTGACGTAGACGGTCTGCTCTTTGGTTTGTACCTGTTGTTGGGGTGCGGGTTCGCGGGCGGGGATGATTGCCGCCACGCTTGCCAGCATGAAGACGGCGAGCAGGAGCGTGATGATTCGTCGCATATTCGATTTCTCCGTTGCTTATTTTTTCGGCGTCTTGGTGCCGCGCTTGCCATTGGTCGGGTTCACGTTTGGCTTCGACGACCAGTTGTCCCTCTGGGTTACGTTCGGGGCGGTGCGAACGTACGGCTTCGTGACCTTTCCCTTCTTCGACACGGAACCTCTGACGGCGACAGTTGGCGATTTAGGTTTCGCGGGTGCCCGATGCGCTCCCTTTGCGATAGAGAACGAAGGGAAAAGGAGAAGAACGGTGACGAGGAGCAGATTCAGGAAACGGCGCACGATTAGCTCGGCTACGAGTATACTCCTTATTGGGGCCGGAAGCTCTTTTTTCTTGCCCTGTGCGGGATTTTAATCTAAATCGACGTTCCGGGCGATGATTGCTGCCTTTTGAAGAGTGTCGATGCATTCAGCGAGTTGTTCCGCTCGTTTAGCTCCGGCTCGCCGGGGTTTCCTTCCGTTTCCCGTACCAGCGCAATTCGCGCTCTCCTGCGCGGTCACACCCATCGCGCGCCGCGCGTGCCGCATCCGGGTCCAGACGTGAAAAGGCCGAAAGCAGACGCTGAATCCATCCCGCCATCCAGATCGGCTTTCGGCCTTTGGACATTCTCTCTCAAAATAGTGCGGGACGCACCAGGAAGTTCTCTCAAATTTCAAAAATGAGCCGCAACCGGGTTTTGAGGCGATCTTCCGATGCCCGACGCCCATCCGCGAAAGGCGGTTTTCTGGCTTAGTTCTTTACGGTCATGGTTTCCGAGTTAACAGCCTTCTTGCCGGTTACGCCTTCAAGTCCCGCCAGGACACCGCGGTAGTCGTTTTTGTCGCACTGCATCGCGAATCCACCCTTTTGGTCTCCATCAGCCCACGTCAATCCGACGTAATGCTTCTTGGATTTCGTAAGCGCCATCAGCGCCCCAATGCCAAATGAGACAATGGCAAGGCCAATTGCGGCGCCCACTCGCCGGTGAACATCCTGCCCATAGCTGATCTCCGTTACCGCTTGAACGGGGATTACAACCACGTCGTTCTTGTCTTTCACAAGCCGGATTTCGCTGGAGTCGAAATATAGTTTCATGCCGGTTCCAGCCTTGACGCCGGGAATCGATCCGCCGTCATACGCAACCTTGTAGCTGTTGTCGGAAGGGAAGATGGCTGCCGGCATCAGCGCGCACAATATCACTGCAACTATCTTCTTCATCGTTCAGCCTCCTGGCCCTGGCCTATTAGAGCACATTTGGTCCCACAAGACTGCGAAAATCTCAGGGCACACAGATTTACCGCACTACCCGTTTCGGCGGCCTGCGGCGGTGAACGCGAATCCGCCAGGGACGGAATCGAACCGCCGACGCCAGCCTTTTCCGGGCTGGAATCTGCGGTGCTGAGTTTTCACGCCCTGGCCGCTGTCGCCAGATCCAGGTGCAGGTAATCCGCGGGGGCGTCGGTCAGGTCCTGATGCACGCCCAGGTATCGCTCGGTCGTCGTCAACGATGCGTGACCTAGGGCCAGTTGGATCTGATCCAGCTTCGCGCCGCCGCGATACGCCAGTTTCGCGTGCGTCCGCCGAAGATCGTGCGGCGCCACGTTCAGCCCGAGGCGCGCGGAATAGGTTTCCACACAGCGCCAGACGCCCTGACTGCTGAGGGATTCGCCGGTGACGTGGTCGCCCTTGTTGACCCCCCGGAACGCCGGACCGGAGCCAATCTCCGCCATTGCGGCCCACGCATCGATGGCCGTCTTTGCCCATGCCGGCATTGGGATGGTGCGGACGCGCCCGTGCTTGCCCCGCATGTCCACGACGCACCAACGGCCATCGCGCTGCTGGATGTGCTCAAACGTCAGGCGCGCGACCTCTTCACGCCGCAGGCCGCAGCCGATCATCAGGGCCAGGATTGCGCGATCCCGTTTCCCCTTCAGGGCGGAGGTATCGGGTGCGTTGATGAGGCGTTCGGCTTCCGTCTTCGGCAACCAATTGCCGGCGCGGGTGCCCTGCATCTTGGCCCCGCGCACGTCGCGGATCGCCTGGGCCGCGGCTGGATCGAGCAGCCCGTTGTAGCTGGCCTCGGACGCCAGTTTGCGGATGGCGCTGAGCTTCTGGTTCACGCTGGCCGGCGCCAGACTCTTGGCTTCCAGATGCGCGCGGTAAGCCTGAACCGTCGCCCGGCTGAAACCGGGACGGCCCTGCGACTCCCACCAGGCAAAGAAATCGTCCAACGCGCGGGCGTACATGACACGCGTCAGCGGGCTGGACACGGCGTCGAGGACCAACTGGCGAACCGGGCCGAAGAAGTTCTGCGGGGTTTGGGGGATCAGATCGTGTGCCAT